CAAAGCCTTCATCTTAGTCCAAATTGAATATCCTTTCAAGTCAACTACCAAAGTATTGATTGCCGCTTGTTGAGTAGGGTCTGTTATTGCAGCCGCTGTAATGAATGCTTGTGCATCAGGGTCTGTTGTAACACCTACAATATCAGTTAAACCCGCCCAACTATCTGCGTGTATATCACCCCAACCAATAGCGTTATTTGCACCTTGTCCCCAACCTATTGCGTTGTTAGCTGCTCCGTCACCCCAACCGTTACTATTTGCCATAATTAAGTAGTTTTATCACCCCACATAACCCATTCGTTAGTTAGGCGTTTTCTTAATACTATAACTGAATATTGTCCGTTTGTCTTATATTCAGCATTCGAACTTCTTAAAGTTACACCAGCAGCACCCGAAATTGTTACTTGTCCTGTGCCTAACTGACAAACATAAATTACCGTTCGGATAGGAATTGCCGTAGTTGCATTAGCTGGAATAGTTACTGTTTCAGCACTTGAACTATCAATCTCTACCATGTAATACGAATTATCCAAAGTAAGCGTGTGTGAGGCACTATATTTTACACCAGCTACTTGTACTACTTCAGCACCCGTAACATACTTAGAATCGTACGTAGAACCGTTAAAATCTGCTATTGCTAACCTATCTGTGCGCTCTAACGTTGCGTTCTTCGCTGTTAGTTGACTTATCTTGACATTTGCCATTTATCTTTTTTAAATAAATTTCTAATTTTCTAATATTTTCAGCCTTAGGCTTGTACTTTTTTAAATGAACCATCCAAAATAATTGTTTTGTGTGTCTGGGTACATATCCCCGTTAGAATTCAAGTTGTATTCAGGAAATAAGTCTTGGTTAAAACTCATGTAATCAATAAACCTTTCCGTGTAATGCTGTGCAATTGAACGCTCTTTTTCAATTAAGAAATCAATTTCGTCTTTTTCTACGTTTGTAGCATTCTCACTATTATGCTTAAATACGCCTTTGTTGGCGATTGTGTACGCTGCGAAAGGTAAATACTCAACCATAGCCCAATGAATCAGCATCGGTTTAATATACGTAACTAAAAGGTTTTTATAGTTTGTAGGTATGTCGTAAATTGAACTTATTGTAACCGCTCCATTTGTGCCGCCCGTTACCGTTGCCGTACTTCCTACCGTGTAACCAGTGCCAGCCGTGTTAATTGTAGCTACTGTAATTAAACCACCAGCCGCCGTAATATTTAGCTTTAAACCCGTTCCCGTTGAACTTGTTGTATTTATAGCAGTTCCCGTAGTATACCCTGTTCCTTGATTGCTAATTGTAATAGCTGTAGGTATTCCTGAATAGGCTAAAATAATTTCGGACTTTAGTTTATCCAGCAACTTAGTACCTAAATAAGTTTGAATGTGAATATCTTGCGACACCTTTATCCATTGTATAAAATTGTCCGTGTCTACGTTGCCATTCATAGCAGTAAACTTTACTACATCTTCACGAGTTATTAATAATGCTTCCGCCATTTTATTTTCTGTAATATCCTTGGTTTGGCATATCAATTGGTCGTTGACTTACCAAACTTGGGTTTTTAACAATATAACCTAATTTCGCAGCTTTTGCGCCTGCAATTTGTTTTACTTCTTTGCTATCAATATCTAAAGCCTTACCAGAAAGCGTTGCGTAAACTCTTTTATTCCATCTATGGTGACAATTAGCACCGCCTTTATATAACCAAATTGAATAAGTAGCAGCTCCGTCAATCCCTAACCCTGGGTTAACCGCTTGACTACCCATTTTTATAATATCTTCTTTTCGGTAAACTCTTTTTTGTTTAGCAAGTGACATCATTTTTTTACAAAACTCCCTACCGTTTTCCTTTTCTTCACCTGCGTAAATGTATCGTGTAATGAACTTAACACCGTCAATAACCTCATCTTGTGAACTTCTTAAATTTGGTCGTGGGTCACCCGTTGAAACTAAATTAACAACCTTGGATAATAAACTTTGTTTAGGTTCTTTGCTTAATATTTCATTATCCGTTTCGTCCGTGTCGTAGTCTACTTCGTGTTCGTCTATTAATATCCATTCAGGGTTTTCGTCTTCGCCTAACTCCATTAAAGGGTTAACCGCGCTTAGTTCCGTTCCTGTTTCTTCAGCTACTTGTTCCTCGGTTTGTGCGTTTTCTAAATCCATAAACTCCAAAGGCTGTAAAGTCTTAAAGAATAACTTTAACGAAATACCGTTGTAAGCTAATATTCTATCAAACGCCTCAAGTAATTCATCCTGCATAGGCTTAATAACCATATTATCAAACAAAATACTTGAATTTTTAAGTTCATCAGCATTCGAACTAAAGCCCGTTGACGTTGCAATACCAAATAAAAGCGGACTTGTTACGTTATGACCTAACATAATTTTACGTAAACACTCTTCACTTAAATACGAATAGTGTTCAGGCGCATCGTTTAACGGTATATCGTCAACAGTTGTTTTACTTGTTTCACTTGCATTAAAAGCTACAATCGTTCGCAGCCCCTTAGAACCCGTTAATTGTGCGTTTACTTTGTTTGTAATGATACTTTGCTGTTCTTCGGTAGGAATACCATTGTTGAAGTTTATAACCTTTGTACCGCTAAAACCGTGTTGAACTTCATTTATTAAATAGTCTGCAATTTCTTCCTCAAGTTTAGCATAAGGAACAGCACCTTGGTAATCAGGATAGGCGTAATACTTCATTCCAACCGTGTAAGGCTTTACAAAAAGTATTTCTATTAACTCATTTGAGAATCCATAAGCAGGTATTCTTTTAGGTGCGTACTTTTTAACATCCAACCAATTGTCAGAATAATAATAGCCTTCTATTTCTCCGTCTTTATTACACTTTTCAGCACGTAATAAATTAACAGGCATGTGGTAAGCCTTTAAAATTCTTTTACGGTCTTTTGAGTAATGAACTTGAATAGCGCACTGCCCTAACATCTTTCTGTCGACTACTAATTTACGTACACAATCAGCATGAAACAAAGACATCATTTGAGCGTACTCATTTGGCTTTTTGCTTGCGTCTAACGCACTTAAACCACGTCCGTAAACCAATCTACTTATATTGTTTATTATGGCGTTATTTGTCGTTGAATACGTGTATCGGTCAATTAAGTATTGAAAGTAATTATTGTCCTCACCGAACTCCACCCAATTATCTCTTTTAGACTCTTGGATTAATGGCGTTTGGTAAGAACTTAAATTAATTATATGTATGTTATCACTCATAAACTATAAAAGTATTTGTTGTGGCATTCGAAACATATTGCCCGTTATTAACCGAGAAAGTAACTAACGGTTGGTCGGTGCAAAATATCCTATCACGGTAAACGATGTTTGTTCCGTCTTTTAGTACTAAATTGTAAAAATGATTTTCAACTAATTCAACCTCAACCTCCATTGTAGAATAATAATCTCCTGCCGTAAATTCCCACTCTTCAACAACCGTTGTTTCATTGGTTTGGTCGTCCGTTATTTCAACAGTATCGAAGTCTCCATTTCGCGGAATTAAAGCGAATGTTTGCGCATTTGTTGAAGTAGTTAAAACTATCATACTTTATTAACTTAAAACACTTCAAATTGTTTCTTAAATAAAAAACCCCACCTAAAAAGGCAGGGTCTTAAACCTATTTATGGAAAGGCAATCTTAATTACTTACAATTAAAGCATCATTAACCCCATCAGTAAAGATTTCAGATAATTCAGTTTCGTTTGTGCAATCCAAGAAATTAGCAGGTATTCTTTCCATTCCTGTGAATGTTAAGTTATATCCGTTGAAGTCACCCATTGCAGTTCCTGAAGATACAGTTCCAGCAGTAACGTCACAGCCTTGGTCTAAACCAGCCATAAAATATTGGTGGTCTCTTGTTTCAACAACGATTCTTGGTCGTCCGTAAGCCAACAATTTAACATTCTTATGTGTAGCAATGTCCTGTTTTTTTAATTGTACAGTCAAAACCTGCTCAAAAAACGTTGTTCCGTTGTCTCTTGACGTTTGAATAGTTTGTTCAAAACCATTTGCGCCTTTTAATTCGTACTTGTAAAGAGATACACGGGCATCTGCTGGCCATGAATCAATTACATCTGAATTTGCCCCAGTATCTTTATAAACAACGTCCTCTAAATTTAAAGCACCGTAGTTAATAAAGTAAATATTTAGAAGTCCTGAAATTGCATCCTTGCACGCTTCTAATCTTCCGTTTGCTATATCGCAGCTCATTTTATTATTTTTTTAATGTTAAACAAAAAAGGGTGGCGTATATTTCACCACCCTCGCTTATAGTTTAGTTTGATTAGTTAGCTGAATTTACGATTCCGTAAGTAACCAAGTCGGAAGCAAAACCGTATTTAGCGTCAGCAGTAAATCGCATAACTACTCGTACGTTTTGAGAACCGTCGATGTCACCCATATCAATAACCTTAACTTCGTTCATATCATTCATCAAACCAGTTGCAAAATACAAGTTTGAAGTTTGAGAAAGAAGTGCAGTGTTTGAAGCAAGTCCGTTAGCTAAGAATATTTTAACACCGTCAAAATACAAGTCATTCAATACTTGGTTTGTTCCTTTGTTATCGTAACCGTTAGCACCTACACCAGCAGCAGCAAAACCACCCAACGCACGAACGTAAGCTCTATAAATGTTGTTAGAAACATAAAGAACTAAATCCTCTTTTCCGTACAATGCAGCAGGTAAAGCGTCAACGATAGAACCTAATTGTGCAATAACGTTTGTAGCATCAACAGTAGTACCCGCAATTTCTTGAGCAGCAGGTAAAGCAGCGTCAGTAGTTAATTGTGTCATGATTCCAGCAAATTGTCCAGCTGTTGCGTTAACACCTCTCCAAATTGAAGTCTCCATTCCAGCAGCAACTTTCTCAGCAGCGTGTGCAATTAAGAAATCAGCGAAAGACTTAGGCAATACATCGAATGCAGAGTAACCCATTTGGATAGCATCCCAGTCAGCTCTAAAGTCAGCCTTACATAATTGTAGGTTAACTTGGAATGATTCAGGTTGAAGAACTCGCTCTGTTAAAGTTACAGTAGAAGTTGGATCAAAATCACAAGTTGCATTTTTGATGATGTCATCAGTAGCTACTCTTTTGATAACTTGTTTGTATTTAACGTTAGGCATGATAGTAATACCGCCTTTTTCTAAAGTTGGAGCTGACAATAAAGCAGCTGCAATATACTTACCCGCGAACTCGCCAGCGTAAGTAGTTGTAATTGATTGTGTTGTACTCATTTTATTTTAATTTTTTAAATTATTTATACTACTGTTAATGTAATTGCTCCAGCAGCAGTTCCCAATCCGAAAACATACCAGTTAGAACCGTCACCATGTAATTCTACGAAGTCACCGATTGTGTCAGCTGAAGCTGAAAATGTAATCGTGTTTTCGTCTGCTCCCGGTACGTTAACGCTGTTTACGATAACACCACCTTGGATTTTGTTTGAAGCCGCTTTAATAGTCCATGCAGTAGTTGCAAATAATGCACCAACTACAAACTTATAAGATTGACCAGCTCCGTCAGCAACAGCAGGAAGTGATATTTGCGCACCTGCAGCAGCGTTAAGAATAAATACTTTACCGCTATCTTCAGCAGTTAAAGTTGTTGCACCTGTCAATGTTTCAACTACGCCTACTTGACGTAAAGAATCATTCGAAATGCTTGTGAATGTTGTACTCATTTTTTTTGTTTTTTAAATTATTACTTATTTATTTTGTTCATTACTGAATCCATAATTGTGCGAGGTCTTTTTGAAGCTATTTTAATAACCTCTACTTTGTTCTCGTTTTCAGGATTAAAAGAAATTGGTTTAACTTCTTCTTCGATAGCTAACTCAACTTCCGTTTCTTTAACCTCTTTTAATTTGCTTAGTTCAGCTTTTAAAGTTTCGTTTTCTTCTTTTAGTTTTTCTATTTCACTAAAGAAAGTTTCTTTAACTACTGATTCGATAGTTTTCTTAGCAGTTGGTTTTGAAGTTTCCATTTCTTCCTTTTTCTCGGTTTCAACTTCTACCTCAGCTTCAGGCTCTTCAATTTCTTCTTCTTTTTCTTTAACTTCGGAAATAACACCCTCTTCTACTACTATTAACATACGTCCATCTTCGAACTCATATTCACCTATTGGCAAAGGTATTTTTTGTTCATCTTCCGTTACGATAAATACTTCGTTACCTGCTTCGAATGAGTCAGCTTCTAAAACTGTTACACCATCCATTAATTTCATTTGCTCAAGTTTTACTTCCATTCCGAGTAAAGTTTTGATTTGGTTTATTAAGCTATTTTTCATTTTTATTTATTTAAAGGTTTTTAATGTTAGCGTCAATAGCATTTGCCAACTTAAATAAATTAGCAGCTTTTGTTTTTATTCCTTTTGCAAATCCCGGTAAATTAGTAACAGATGCTGGAGCTTGTAATCCCAATGCTTTTGCTTCGGTAATTGTGCTGTTCGCATCTTTAATAAAAGCTTCGGAAAGTACATTTAATGATTTTCCTAAATTATTTAAACCCATTTTAGCATCATTTATAGCTTTTACATATCTTGAAGCTTCATTTGATTTAGCTAATAAATCAGCGTATTGTTTTTCAATTTCTTGAACTGACTTAAACATTGCTAATTCAACTTCGTGTTTTTCCAATTCCACTTGATTAGAAAATAGTTTTTCGTAAACTGCTTTTTGTGTGTTCATTTTTATAACGTTTAACTTATTAACTTTTGAATTTATACTTGTTCCTTTTTTATCCGTTTTGTCGTACTATCGTGCGTACTCCGTCTATTTCTGTAATCGTTACGTTTTGTGGCGTTACACTGGCTGTTTTGCCTATCCCTTGCGCTTGTAAACTTCCGTCGCAACATTCCTTAGAGTATTTTCCGTCTTTACATAAACAACCCCTTTTGCCACCTCGTGGGCTAACTTTACTTAGTGTTTTTTCTGCCATGTTATTTGTTTCTGATTTGTTCTAACTTTCTCTGAGCCCATTCAACTCCAGCGTCACCACCCCATGCAAGCCACATTAAACGACCGCAACCGTCACCTAATTCCTTTTGTGAACTTTGTCTATGTCGCTCAAAACTTGCCATTCGTGAAATTGTATCTTCGCTTATATTTTCACCGTTTGCTAATTGGTTTGCTCGTGCTTTTCCTACAGGCGTACCACAATCACCCCATCCGTTTTCTTCAGCATAACGTAAAGCTATCTTAGCGTTTTCGCTTGCCTCTTTTGGATAGTCGTTGTAAGTTTCTAAATTGTAGTTTTCGTCTTTTAGTATTAAATCACGAATAGCTTTTATTAACCTATCATCTTCGGTTTCTTGTAAACTCATTTCATATTTGTCTACAAAGTAACCCTCAATGCTGAATCCTTTTACTTCACCAGCTTTTACCTTGTTCCAAATCTCATCGTTATTTACTTTCATTGAAATCATCCAAGTTCCTTTCGGTAAATTGAATCCGTATTTTGCTGACTTGTCTTGTTTCTCATCTTCAATAATCCAGCTTTCAACAACACTCATACCGTCTAACATTTTCTTTTCATGTTCTAACGTTGCGTTGTTTTGGTTGGCTCTCATTAAGAATAACTCAGATGCTTTGCGTACTGTTTCCTCACTAAAATAAATATAGAACTCTTTGTCTCCGTTTTTACGGTAAATCTGTTTATTAGGAACTAAAGCTGCGCCCATTAAGATACGTTTTTCACCGTCAACTTCTTTAAGTTCTACTTCGTGTTTTTTTAAGGCTACAAAATTCTCTTCGATTGCAGGACTTTCAACTACTGAAACCGCATTGATACCGCTTTCGATTTTATTCTCATCAATTAGCAGTTCTATAATTTCCATCTTTGCCATAACTATCTAACTTATAATGTTGCGTTTTGTACTCTATTTCTATCCAAAGCCTGTGCGCTTGTAACTTCACCACTCACTACATATGCCTTTGTTGGCTGTTGCTGTAATGTTGCTAATTGATTTACGCCACTTGTTCCTATAGTTTGAAATTGAGGTGCCATAGCACCACCACCAGCACCACCGCCTCCACCACTTGGGTTTTGAGCTGAAGGAGGGCTTCCCCCACCCAAAGTTTTTAAAGCTTTTGCAGTTGCTGCAATGTTAGCAGCGATTCCAATACCTGTTGAAATATTATTCATTGCTATAACTGGCGCAGCTGCTGCCCCACTTGTTGCTATTGCTTGAGGAGTTGCTAAAGCTCCAGCGTTTGCTAACTTATTTGAAATAATCATTTTTGCAATACCTATTGCGCTTTCTGCAATTACTGCTGCTTTTTGAACTCCTTTTTGCTTTTCAAATAAACTCGCTATTAATTGAACGCCTTGTAATGCCGTGTCTAAACCTTGTTGTTGTAACGCTGCTTTTTGTTCTGCTGCTGCCTTAGCTGCTGCAATTTCTTTTTCTGTTGCTTCTTTATCTAAAGCAGCCTTTTTTTCTTTTGCTACCTTGTCATTTTCATAAGCTATGTTTTGATATTTTAAATTAATATCGTTTAGCTCATTCATTTTAGCCAATTCAATTTCTGCAAGTGCGTCTTTATTTCCTTCCGCTAAAGTTTCAAGTTCAAAATATTTGTCATTAACTAATAAAATTTCACGTTCTTGTTCTGTTAAACTATTTTGAAAGTTTTGTTCTGCAATATCTTCTAATCTTTTATTAAGTTCGTTTTGTTGTTCAATTGCTAAACGTGCTGCTTCTGCGTTTGCGCTTTTTATTAAATCGTTTTTTTCTTTATTAGCGTCTATTGTTTTTTGAGCTTCTGTTTTATTTATTTCTTTAATAGAAAGTTGAAAACCTGCTTGTTGATTTTTTAATTCAGTTAATTTTTCCTCTGCCGCCTTTATTGCTTTGTCTCCTTCCGATGCTGTCTCTTTGGGGTCAAATATTAATTCGGCTGCGCTTGTTTTCGCACCTTCAAACCATTTTGCCAATCCGCTATCTTGACCTAAGTATTCAGCAACCTTATCCACTCCTTTTAAAAGCATTTCAAGTGGCTTAGCTATAAAATCAATTATTCCGACTAAAATATCTCTGTTTCTTTTAGCCGCTTCAACCTGTGCTTTCTTTGTAGCTTTTTGATTTTCTAAATTTGTTTCAGCTATTTTAATTGTAGCATCAAGCTCAGTTATTTTAAGTTGCAAAATTTCCTTTTCGCTTTTGCCTTGTAGCTTTAATATATTATCTTGCTTATCTAATGCCGATACTTTTGCCTCTGATGCCTCTAAATTAGCACTTGTTTTTTCATTTAATTTAGTTTGTTCATCACTTACACCACTAACCGCTTCCTTAATGTCATCCCAATAAGCTACAACAGTGCCTAATGCAACTACAAAAAGACCTATACCCGTTGCTGCTAAAGCTCCTTTAATTCCTTTTAAAGCATTTATAGCAACCGAACCCAATTGTTTAAAAGCACGTCCAGCATCTTCTAAGCCTTCAAGTCCTTGCGCTAAAGCCATTGCACTTTGAACACGTAACATTGTTTCTTGTAGCTTTTCGGATTCTACCCCTACTAAACCCATTGCGCCCTCTACAGCACTAAAACCACTTGCAACCGAACTAACTGACTTTCCTAAAGCATTAAACGCCCCTTCACCTTTAAACGCTTTAATAGCGTCGTTTGTGTCTTCGATACGGTCTTTTAAACCTGCTGCTTTCTTTGCTGCTTCTGCTGCTTGTTGTGATGTTTCACCGTATGCAGCTGCAACTTTTTGTAATTCAATAACAGCTTCTTTGTATTGTTGTTTAAGGGTTTTACTATTATCTTGAATTTCTAACTCAATTGTTCTTTTTTCTGCCATCGTGTTTTCTTTTCACTTGTTTATAAATCTTTTTTAAATTGGAAGTGTATTCGTGTTTTCCTTTGGCAATATCCACTATTTCACTCACGTTAAAAAAGTCATCCGTTTTTAAAAGTTCTAATATCTGTGCTATCATTCTTGTACTATAATTATGTCTTGCGTTAATAAAGTTCCTGCTGTATTAAAATATGATACTACTACTGTAATTACTTGAACCGAACTTTCCTCTGTAATTAGATTTAATTCAGTTTCTGTAATTATTGGATTCGTGTTTTCGGCTAATATCTTTGAAGTTGTGTTTGGATTTGCAGGAATACACACCTCAACCAACTGATTTTGGTAAATTGTACTCGGAGTAATCGTAACACCCGAAAAAGAACTTGTAATTGTAGCGTATGCACTCCCATTTATAAAAGGAATATTGATATCTAAACATTGCGCACTTGAATCTGGGTTAATAGGCTCTTGCGCTATCAATGGTCGGAAGTCTAAATACAAACTGAAATTCACCTCGCCAGTTGTAAGGTTGCTTTTCATTTCGTTTATAATGTATCTCTTATCACGAATTATAAGTCTATCGTTCAATCTAAGCGATGTTAATAGGCTAATTGGTAAAACAGTCTTAACCGTTACTAAACGTTGCTTTAAATCGAATAAATTAGATAAATACGGAAAGTAATATGTTGCATATAATCCGTTGCTTATTGTTTCATTGTGTATTATGCTGTTATCTGCTCCAAAGTTTAAACTGTATTTCGTGTTTTGGTAGGTTAAATCTTGACCAAATAACATATACGAATCTATATTATCGTAATTAACGCCATTGTAAAATCTTATGTCATGAGGTAATGAATCGCTTTCGCCATACATATAAAGCAAACAAGGCTTTGGAGTGTACGCTTGATAGTTTTCGTTAAGGGCATATCCTAAAATTGCGTAATTGTTACCACTAACTGAACGTTGGAATAATAAATTTTCAAATGGACTTTCAATAGTATATTCTCCACCGTCATAATCAAATTGGTAATTCATATCACCGTATTTTTGATTGTAGGTTTTGAAGTAATTTTTATTTGTAAATGCTTCGCTTTCTTGATATGTGAAATTTATCTTTTTGAATAACGGAACTCTACTTACATCAATTGAATCTAAATCCGTGTTTTCGGTTATATCAACAATAGCTCCTTGACTGTACCATAAATCCAAAGGCAACACTTGATAAACATCTTGCTCAACAGGAACGCAAGTCATATTGAACTCTTTTAGCACTCCCGAAAAGAAATCAGCGACTTTCATATCAGGCATTACGTTGTTTAAATTTACGTTGCCCGATAATGTTGTTTGAACTGTACTAATTTGAGATAGATTATTTAATCCTTGAATTGCTTGGATTTGATAAATAATATTCATGTCAACACTCATTGGTACTGTTGCTCTTAACTTAAATGTTAAAACCGTATTTAAACCAATCGTGTTTTGAAAAGATACATTTCCAAAGTTCCCAGTAGTGTCTCCAGTTATTGTTTGAGTATAATTTCCGTTTTGAAAAACATCAATATAAAAAGTCCCAGCAGCCGATAAATTTAATACTTCAAAATAAACTGTGTGAAATTGTACACCAACAGCGTACAAAATATTTATTTGGTCTTGGTAAATATCTACATATTGAGGTAAAGACGGATTTGGAATATTAGGGGCTGCAATTACAGTTGCTAATATTTGGTCTATTAATACATCAGACTGCTGACTTACCCATTGATATTCTATCGTGTTTTTGCCCCATAAAAATAGTTTCTTAAATCTTTCATCGTTAAAAAACGAACTATCAAATGTTATTCCGTATTTGTCTTCAATAGCTTCAAATATCTTACTTACTTTGACAGCAGGGAAAAGCTCATCGTATTGGATAGCATGAGCGTTTTGCGTTATGTCTTGCGTTCCATGATAATAAGTCCATAACCGCGTGTTGGCAATTAACGGATAGCGAACATCAAAATCTGTTACCGTGTCAGTTATTCTATTATAAATATTAGTTCCAGTAAAGGCAAATTCTAAATCGCTGTAATCTAAGTCTTTTAATTTATCCTCTCCAAACTTGTCTTTTAATGAAAGTATGTCGCCATAAAAAGTAATAGTGTAACTTTCTACTTGTCCGTTTTTTACATTCGCCTTTTCGAGCTGTATCTTTCCACGCCTAAAAAACGTTAAGTCAATTTCAATAAAAGCATCACGCCTTAAATTTTGGTCTATTGTAGGATTTACATCTGACTGATAAAAGTGTTCAAATATCTCATTGTTATGAGGTGAAGCAGGAACGGTAAAACTTTGCGAAAAGTCTGTGAATACCTTTGATATGTCCGAAATATTCTGAACGCTGGAAGTTACGTTAATCTGTTCATCGTTGAATAACTCTACTTGAACACCCTCAATAAATAAACCGACTATCCGTTTCATATTACGTTGTTAATTGTGTTGTAAGAAAAGTCAAACTCTAATTGATAGTTAATCGTCTTTTGGTTTATGTTCTTAAATAGTTCAGTGCTTTGTGTTTTTAAAGTAGCTGGTAAACTATTGATTAATATCCTTTCACTTAGCATAAGTTGCTTAAGTAAATTGTTATAACTTTCATCTACCCAGTCCGTGTTTACCTTTATTGAGTTTTTTCCGTTTGTGTTGAAACTCTTTGTTTGCCCTTCTAAAGTGTTGTAATTTGGAAAAGTGGACTGCATTAAATTGTATTTCGTGTTTTCAACGCTTAGGATGTTATTTGAAGCTGCATAAAACCAAGTCCTTTGCCATGCTCCATATTGATTTACAAAGTCGCATAATACAGGCGTATATCTACAATTTAAATTCGGCTTGAATGTTGCTTCCCATAATGATGTAAATGTAATTCCGGATAAAGTGCCTATTTGAAATTTATTTCCATCGGCATAATTATTTGGGTGAACTCTGTAAACGTCTTTTAAAGTGGGAGTCAATGAAGATATATTAACAGTGGTTACGGCTCCAGTTCTTAAATTAGTATATCTCGCTCGATAAAGCGTATCGGTTAATACAGTGGCATGACCTCCTCTATAAGCATTATTTGAGCTTGGATTAATAGAACTATCATAAGCATAAGTAAACGTTCCCTGATCGTGTAAAACTGTAGTAACCGAATATAAATTAGGATTATAACCTTGTTCGTAATACCCAAAGCCATCAAATGCTTTATAAGTTGTAGTACTTAAAAGCGTGTAAACTCCTGTATCTAATTTATAACGTTTTACTTGTGCGTTGCACCATTGTGTTGTTTCGGAATCTGGCGTAGTATTATATATTTGTTGTCGTACATTCCAACTTATGTACTCTCGGATGTAAGGTGAAATATTATAATACGTGTTTACGTTGTTTGAAGCTGGAATTAATTTGCTAAGTATATATTGAGGGTCGGTTGGTGCTGAGCCAGTTCCGTTCCATAATCTTAATTCTATCTTTGAACCCTCTTGACCTGTTTCGGATATTTCGATTATATAAGGTGAACGTGCGAAAATACTCATTTTATATTTTTTAAGTTTTGATTTAATATTGAATTTAAAAGCGTTTCAGCATCTAATCCGTATTTATCTATTAACACGTCCGGAAGTTTCTTAAATGCTTTCTCAAATGGCTTAGTAAAGAACAAGCTTGGTTTGATTCCGTATTTTTGTATATGCGCAGCCAAAGCAAATTTAATTCCTGAACGTGACGCAAATTGACCGCCTTGTTTTCTCGGTGCTAATCCTTTTCGAACTACCCATTTATCAAAGTGTCTCGGACTTGGTCTATTTGATAAACCTGATTTATATGAATAATCTGTATTGTATTTTTTATGAGTACCCGAAACCCCTTTATCTTGGAAGTTACCGTAAGCCTCCATGTCAAAATAAACGCCGATTGAATTTGGGAACTCTTTTACTTCACCTTTTATTGAGCTGGATAATTTTCCAGACGTATCTTTATTTTGTCGCTTTAATTCGGCTTTCGCTTGGCTAACAACTTCATCTCTAAATTTCTGTAAGGCTTTTAGTGTTTCACTCATTAGCAAATAGTCATTGAGTTAGGAACTAAAATATCGAGTGTCATTGTCCAGCCTGCTAAGTAATTTTCAAAGCGTTCAGCGAATGGCTCAACTGTTGCGTTACCATCTACCATGAAATTGTCGCTGAATAATTCCCCACGTCTTAAACTTTCGTAAAGCCTATTTTGAACTGCAAACATTGTATTTAAAACGTCTTGTTCGTTGTTGTCTCCGATAAATATATTCGTGTTTTCGTTCTTTGAAATATCAACAATATCCATACATAAAATAGATACATTAAAACGAATTATGTTATTCTCAATCGTGCTACTATTTACAATTATATGCGCTAAAGGAAAAATTGTTTGTTTAGACAAGTCAACAGCGAATATGTCACCCTCCGTTACCGTGTTTATAAACGCGTCATTATCGAAGTGTCCTTTTAACGTATCCAGTAAATTATAATAATTACCCATTTTTAAATTTTCTTTTTAATTCTCTATTTTCAATTTCAGTTCGCTGTCGCTCGTAAGTAAGGTAGGTAAGGCACTTCCGTATTCCCAATTTGGTAACTTCATCAAACTTTGTAACGTCTCCTTTAGCGAGTGCATATATTGAATTATACCATCCCCATTGCTTATTGAATTGAGTCCGTTCTGAATAGTCGTGTTGAGTTCCTTGTTCTTCTTCATCTCCACTTCCAAAGAGGTAAGCGAAGCTTGAACTAAGTCGTTTCCTAAATGATAAAAAAAAACCGATGCTGCCATAGCAATATCCAAAGGAGTGTATTTCATTAACTCAGCAAATTCATCCGTTCCTGAATACGGCATTATTTCGTAAGTGCTTTGTTTCGTTTTTTTGGTTATCGGCCTATAAAGAACTGCCATTGCTTTGTGAAATGTTTCAACCTTGCCTATATTGTGGTCCAAGTCTACATATTCACCGAAACTCATATCTTCTAAATTAGGAATGAAACCGAATTCCATGTCTTGTATTTTAAACGTAGTTTTGAAATCCGTCTTTTGCTGGAATAATTCGTTAAAATGATTAGCCAATCCAACAACATCACTCCATTTAATCTTTAATACGTCACGCATATTTAAACCGCAGAAAATTTCAATAGATTTTTGAGCGATTAACTCTTCATCGTTTGAATCCTCAACCAATTTCATGAACTTTTGGTAATTCATTAATGGAATTTCACTAAGCGTTGTTGGAATTACTATTTCCGTTTTCATATTTATATAACTTTAGATTTGATAATTGTAGTAAGCTAAGGCAATATCGAAGGCTTGCCCTAACATTTTTGTGTGTATTCGTATTTTCATAGGATCATCAAACACTATTTTTATGCGAATACCTTTCTTTTCTAAGATGAATTTCTCAACTGTGCGCACCATTAACGGTAGGTCATCTGTCATTTATGTAAATTAATGAATAAAATACTGACCATAATGTGGATTAACTCCCAACACTTCCATTTCGTGGTAACGTGCTGCGTCAATGCTGTGGTTGTTGAAGTCAATAGGCTTGTTTAAACGAACGCCAGTTTTATCAGTGTCCCAAATGTAGCCACGTAATTCTTTGATTAGATTCGTGCTGTTTGACGTTACTAAGTATTCTTGGCTTTGCATTATTTGAATACCAAAGTTTATTGAGTCCTTGCCTTTTGTTACTCCTTTTATCGTCTTTCCGTACCGTCTAATCTCTTCTATTGACTTAGGCTCGGAACTATCCGCATATATTGGAACGTTATCAGGAAGTATTTTAGCAATATCGCTGTTTATCATTCCTGTACGGTAAACAAGTTCGTTTAATATTCTTTGACCATTCCATGTATAAACCTCAACTGCTGAGGTGGGGTCATTCGTGTATCCAAAGTCAAGTCCAATTCCTATCAATCTCGCATCACTTGGAATACTATCAATTTGTTTCCAGTTGCTGAATATAACGCCCTCAAGCATTCCGATTTCGCCTAAGCCGTAAACACGCCACCAATTACTCCAATACGTGCTTGTTGACGCTTTTTCTCGGTTCTTTTCTATTTGGTCAATAATTGACTTGTCAAGAGCTTCGTTATCCTTGTAGGTAAGAATTATAAAGTCTGCGTCTGGTTCGTCTTTTAGTTCGGTATGCACCCAAAATTCATTAGCTGGGTTAAAGTCTAAAAATACTTCTTTTTTAGTCCGTATAGCAAGTTCATTATAAGATTCAAAGGTAACATTATTGCATTCGTTAATATAAAGAATATCACGGCGAGCACCACGTAACTTAGAGCTATCGTCCGCACTAAAAAATTCAAAAACACTTCCATTTTTAAAGTTATAGGTTAATAAAGATTTGTTGAATTGTTCATCGTTAAAGCGATTAGTCCATTTAAGTATTTTAAGAAAGTCTTTTAACGCTCCCCTACGTAAATGTGGTATAGATTCAGCTACTACGCTAATTTCTAAGTTAGGTTGTTGTATTGCTTTGTTTATTAAAACTGCTAAAATAGAATACGTTTTCGAAGCTGCCGTACCTCCTTGTATTATTTTAGTTCGTCTTTTTAAAGCAAGAACCTTATTCGTTGCTGTCGTTCTCTTGAACATCTGGAAATAATGGCTGTTCTAATATTGTTTGTTCTATTTGTTGTAATGGCGCACCATAACCGCTATCCATTAGTGCCTTATATGCTGCTACATCGCCTTCGCGTGCTTTTTTAATTAGCGCCAAAGTCATTAAATCTTCTTGCGACATTGTTTCTTCAGCACCCGTTAAAGGGTTTTTAAGCTTTTGATTTACCTCCAGCCAATACTTTGCTATTGTGCTTCTATTCTTTGCGCCTTTTGGTCTTCCGTTAGGGTTTCCGCTTTCGCCTTTTTGCCAACGTGGTTCTATATCTTTATTTGCCATTGTGATTGTTGTATTCTCGTTGTAAATAGAGCGTCGGGGTGGTATCGCACCCCTTCTTTAATCTGGAATGATTAACGCATTACTTTTATGCTTCCGACGCTTGTTGTTTTCGTTCTTGTAAAGTTACTTTTTTTCCTTTATACATACCCGCTCCTAATTCATCTATTTTTGAAAAAGGTAATATAGGAACTGTAATTTTACATTTTTTATCTATTAAGTAAATGTAGCGGAGTTGATACCCTATTAAAGGTTTTGCACCTTGTTTTTTTGCTTTTCCAGCGCTTAATCCAATTGCCTTATAATTTGAATTATTAAGTGTTTTGTCTGCAATTATTTTTCCGTTCCATTCAAGTATTGTTTTATTTTCTTTTACTCCAGTTAAACAAAAACCACTTGCTCTATATATTGTACCATCACCACATTGTGTTCCATCTGAATAACTTAATAACCATTTTATATGCGGCGCGTTTTTTTTAATTAATTTAATTGAAATTGAAATGCATCTACTTTCTGAATTTTTAGGCAAGTAATCATTAAAAGCCATTCTATTTAATTCTAACATTTCATTCCATTTCGTGTTTTCAACAAGTGGTAAAATTTTTCTTTTATCCATACTTGTACCATAACTTAAAACCCCGTGTAACTGTTCGTCTAAAAAACAGCCAAAATGCAATATAGAATTTGGAACTACCTTACCTGAATAGTGGTGTTTCTTTACAAACTCATTAGCAATCTTTGCGGGTATAACCTTAACTATTATTTCCTTTGCTCTGCCCATTGCATAATAATTAAATAAAGTGCGTTACCATTCGTGTTTTCGTTACCCATTGTTTCGCAATATTTATACTCTTCAGTTTCTTTAATATCTGCTATTGCGTTTTTAATTTGCTCCGCTTGTTCATCTGCTAAAGTAAAAGTCATTTGTTGAAACGGTGCTTTATTTCCATCAGGTAAACTAAATTCAGTTCCTAATTCATCAGCGTTTAAATCAAAACCCGGTAAGTCTAAACCCCAATTATCTAAACTTTCAACATCCCATTCATTTGCTAAACTATCCCAGTCCCATTCTCCAAAACCAACATTATCTTTAATTAAGAATTCGTTTTTTTGTTCCTCAGTCCATTCGTCTGCTACTATAATCGGTATTTCTTTTAATCCTATCTCTTTACAGGCTTTTAAACGCATATTACCACCTAAGACAACGTATTTACCGTCAACATCTGTAAAAACGATTAGAGGGCGTTTATTTAGCATATCAGGAAATTCTTGGATAGACTTAACTAACTTTTGGAATTTTCCGTCTTTTATTATTCTTGGATTTTTTGGGTTTGGTTTAACCTCACTTATTTTAACTAACTTCATTTAATTAGGGTTGTATTTATAACTTTCGTATTCGTCTTTATCTACCGGGTAAATTTCCATAGCATACAACTTGTAATCTATGAACACACAATAGTTTATTTCTGTTACTTCCATTATTAACCTGAGCGCGTTCCAATCTGACTTATGTTTATTTGGGTTCATAAATACAATATAGTAATCGCTGGTTAAGGTTAGGCTCAATTTTCTTCCGTGTTTTCGTATGTGTTATAAACTTGTTTTAATTGGTTTACTCTTTCTAAAATACACGATCCGCATGAAGTTGGTTCGTTGCGTACTCCAAACACTCTTGAATGAATTGCAAGTATTGTTTTTTGTTCACTTGGCTTTATTACTTCCGCCTTTTTGTCAAACCATTCTGTTAACCAGTCGTACTCAGCTTGTTCTAAACACTTCGCCTTTCTGTAAGGAAATAACTCGTTTAACTTTGCTTTGCGTTCATCGCATCCACAGTCTTCTCCTAATAACCATTTAGCAACCTTTGCTACTCCAGTTACTTCGAGTACCTTTTCAACGGTGTCCCCTAACCCTTTGCTTTCAGCTTCTAATATTTCAGCTTTTGTTCGTCTTTTTCTTGCCATGTTTTTATTTTATTAATTCGTAATCCTC